TGGAAAAATGCGTCATCCCACGCGCTATCCTTACGCTAAGGAGGTGGTGCAGATGAGCGATGTACCTGCCCGGCTGGTGGATCTTCCCACCAGCGTCCGGGGCTTTTGTTTCCATGATGATGACGGAGAGCCCTATATTGTTCTCAATGCCCGCCTGACCCGCGAGCAGAACCGTATAACCTATCTTCACGAGCGCCGGCACATTGATTCCGACGAACTGTATGATCCGGATTATGAGGAGTATGGGAGGAATTCCGGAAAATGATCTGCCCGAAATGCAAAAAAGAGGCCCCAGATGAGGCCCGATACTGTCCTTGGTGCGGTCGCCTGCTGGGTGCTGTCCAGCGTCCACGGACGCGCCGCGGAAACACCCAGGGCACAGCGTACAAAAGAGGATCCACATGGACAGCCCAGTGGACCGTGGACACAACCACCAACAGCGATGGCAAGTATATCCAGATCCGGAAGACCAAAGGCGGATTCAAGACGAAAAAAGCCGCTCAGGACTACTGTATCACCCGCAGCCTGGTACCGGAAAAGACTGCCCCGAAGCTGATCGATTACTGGAGGCAGTATGAGAAGGGCCGGCTGCTGGAACTGTCGAAGGACAAACAGACCTGCTACCGGATCGCCTGGGGGCGCTGGGAATCACTCTGGTATTATCAGGTGGACAGGATCACCAGCGCCCAGCTGCAGACCGTCGTCAACGAGAAAGCGAAAACGTTTTATCCGGCTCGGGATATGAAATCACTCATGGTCAATCTGTTCCGGCTGGCCGGAGCGGACGGATATGTCTCCAAAGATGTCCCCGGTTTTATTATTCTCCCGAAGCTGGAGGAGGCAAAGCGCGAACCGTTTACCGATCTGGAGCAGGCGGCGCTCTGGAAAGCCTGGGAGGACGGCTGCCATCAGGCAGCCATCCCGCTGACCATGATCTACACCGGCATGATGCCAGCGGAGATGATGGCGCTCCGGGAAGATATGGTGGATCTGGATGGACACAAAATCACCGGCGTCGGAAAAAAGACCCGCACCCGCCGGGAGGCGGTTGTCTATCTCCCGGACGCCATTGTCCCCGTGCTCCGCACGGTGCTGTCAGAATACCGTCAAAAAGGGCTTTCTCAGCCTTTCCCGCGTTCAGAGGTAAAATTCTACGCGGACTATTACGAAGCCTTGTCTGCGGCCAAAACTCGCAGGCTGACGCCATATTCCTGCAGACACACAACCGCCACCGCGCTGGCGATCACAGAGGGCATAGCTCCGCAGACCGTCAAGCAGATAATGAGATGGTCAACGACCAGGATGCTGGATCGGTACGCTCACCCTGATGATGAAGCTATAAAGGCTGCGGTGAACACAATCGGTAAATAGCCTACATTTAGCCTACATTTGCACCGCAACAGCTTGTAAATCAACGATCTTACCCGCCCCTGCTAAGGGAGTAGTGCGGGTGACCGCAGCCCGGGTTCAAATCCCGGCTTCTCCGCCAGATCAAGGCTTCCGGGGTTTTCCCCCGGAAGTTCTTTTTTGCCATTTTTGGCGATTTCAGCTCATATTAGCCTACATATTAGCCTACAGGAAATTGCACAATGTCGAACTATAAGAAAAGGCCCCCGGGGAAATTCCCCAGGGGTCATTATCACTCTTCATCGATGATCTTATCTGGTGGCTGCTTTTCAGGTACCTCCGGCAGGCCGGCCAGACTCGTCACTATACTCAGCACGAACGCCACACCGGACACGGACAAGGCCCGGATCCAGTCCACCTCGTTGAACGCAGCGCCCACCGCGATCATGGAGGCGAATGTCTGAGAAAACGTTTTGACAGCCCGAACCAACGCGGCCAGAGCCCACTTTTTCCAATCCCAATTCATCATGTCAACCTCCTTATATCATATCGGCAGCTGGAGGACCTTGTCCTTCAGCGCTGTTATTGTGTCATTCCCTCCCAGTGCGTGATATGCCGTATAGACCTTTTCAAATTCGTGCTTTTGGTCGATGTTACAATGGCCATCGGTAAAATATTTTTCTCCTTCTTCCCGGAGCTTAAACATTAGCAGATATTTCATCCCGTCAGCAATGGCTTTTTCAGTTTCCTTATTGTTCTGGATCTTGACCGCCATTTTTCGATACGCGGCAACCAGCCCGGCGGCAACGAGTCCAAACGCAAACTCCACCCAGTATTTCAGTACAAAATCCCACATAGACATCATCCTCTCAATCCCAGCCAGTCGCCGATTATGTCATAGATCTTCTCCAGCTCCGCGCGGTTAACGGAAACATTCCCAGGATCAGGATCCGGGCCGGCGCCATTGTGGACGAATACGCCCATAACGTAACCGGTCAGCGAGTTCCAGCGCACCTTGCACCATGTCCCTCCATCGTCCAGCAGCTCAGCCGTGGATCCCTGGGGGATCTCAGCCAGGATGCTGGAGGATGTGCTGGCTGTCTTCCGCAGCCTGATAGGTTGATCCTGATTTCCGCCTGATATCGTTACCGTGCCCATCTCATGCCCTCCGGAATAATCAATTTTTTTCAGCCTGCCATGATAGGACCATTTCCCCAGGCTCGTGTCCATCTTAGGCCGCGGGGTGGTCATGTGCCGGATCCTGAGGGGCGTAACGCTGACAACGACTCCGACATGGTAATAGTCTCTCAGATCGCCGTTGTAGTATTCTCCGCCTGACTCATATTTGCCAGGCAGATTGTAGCCACCCACACCCGGCTCGTACGCCTTATAGACAACCTCACCCGGCTCCAGATCTGCGCTGCCGGCAAGAGGGCGTATTTTGTCCGCCATCTCCTGCCTGGCTGCGTAATTGCTCCCATGGATCCCACGCCACTGACCACCACAGCGGCGGATCGCGCCGATGATCAGCCCGATGCAGTCACAAAGGCCATCGTGACCGTCGTGGCCCTGTTGGTATGCTGGCTCCTCGGCGGCGATCTGCTCAACCGCTGCCAAAAAATCTTTGACCGCGATCATGACCCGCCCTCCTCATTTTGTCGCTTTTCATGCGACATTTTTCCCTCATCCTGTGCTATAATGCAAATAGAATTGCATAGAAAAAGCGCCTGACGGTTAGGGCCCGTCAAGACGCTGGCGGAAGATGTGGGTAGGACATCCTCCAGGAATAATATTATCACATCCTTCCGCACAAAATCAACGAAAGGATGTGTTTTTTATGTCCAATTCCTCAGAAGCTTTCCGCAGCCAGATGGTTTCCCGCCTCTATGACACTATCCCGCAGGATCAGCTGCAGAGTGTTCTCGCTGTGCTCGACTCGGCCATGCAGGACTATGACATCACCCGCAAGCCTGTGGCACTGGTTCCAGCGTCCGGCCTGCCGGAGGTGGTCAAGTATTATCTGGCCAGCAAGGCCGTAGAGAACATGAGCCAGGGCACGCTGAAGATCTACCGTCTGAGACTTGAGGACTTCTTCCGGCTGACACGGAAACCGTTTTCCGATATCCGGGCCAATGACATCCGGATGTACTTGTATTACTGTAAGAGCGAGCGGCACGCCTCCGACGCATATCTCGACAACATCCGCCGGATCCTGAGCGCATTCTTTTCGTGGCTGGTCGCCAATGAGTACATCGTCCGCAATCCCTGTGCGAGTATTGACAGCATCAAATACCAGGCGCCGGAGCGCACTCCGCTGACCTCCTACGAGCTAGAGGAGCTGCGCTGGGCCTGCCAGACGATCCGCGAAAAAGCCCTGGTGGATTTCCTCTTCTCGACTGGCATCCGTGTCAGCGAGTGCAGCGACATCAATCAGTCTGACATTGACTGGGATCTGAGATCAGTGGTCATCCGTCACGGCAAAGGGGACAAGCGTAGAACCGTCTTTTTTAATGCTGAATCGGAGCTTACCCTCCGAAAGTACCTTGAATCCCGAAAAGATGATAATGGGGCTCTTTTTGTGACCATTCGGGCCCCGCATCATCGTCTTGGTGTTAAGGCAATCGAGAATGAAATTGCGAAGATTGCCAAGCGCTGCGGGAAACATGTTTATCCCCACAAGCTCCGGCATACGTTCGCGACCAGCGGCCTCCGGGGAGGCATGCCCCTGGACAAACTGCAGGCCCTCATGGGACATACCAAACCGGAGACCACGCTGATCTACGCAAAATTGGACCAGACCGACCTGCAGCGCGAGCACATCCGTGTTTATTCCTGATTACTCAGCCGGCTCTTCTCCGTCCTCTTCCGGATCCGGTTCAGGTTCAGGTTCGGGCTCCGGCTGGGGTTCGGGTTCAGGTTCGGGTTCAGGTTCCGGAGGAGTAAAATCACGCCTGTCGCAGGTTTCGATCCGTCCCTCCTGGATTCTGCCAAACTTATCCATGATGAAGGTCTGGAAATAGGTCACTTCGTCGTTCGCGAAGTCCGCAGCCACGATGTTGAAGTACCGCTTCAGGGCTTCCTGAAAGTCATTGAAGTATTCCACGCTGTGTTGGTGTACTTCCAGCTCCCCAGTCCCCTTGAAAAAGACCCGATGCACCCGATAGAAAAGTTCATTCATCATTTTCGTTCTTCTCCTTCCATGAACTTTTTGCATTTAGCCGCGCA